TGCCATACACTGCTACATCTTTAGAAGATGCAGAAGCAGTTGTGCATGTAATTAAAATGTCTGAGAACGATTTAAGAAAAAAACAAGTTTCAGGTTTCTACATGGATGTAGATTTAACACCTGGATATAACCAAGAAACAGAAGTAGAGAAAAAAGAAAGAGAATTAGAAGGAGTTAAAAAAACTAGAGATGAAGACGTCTTTACAGTTTTAGAAATTCATACCGACTTAGATTTAGAAGGTTTTGAAGACAAAGATTCAACAGGTGAAGCAACTGGAATTAAACTTCCATACATTGTTACCATTGAAATGAATAACAGACAGATTCTATCAGTTAGACGAAACTATAAAGTTGAAGATCCACAAAAACTTAAAATAGATTATTTTGTACATTTTAAATTTTTACCTGGATTAGGTTTTTATGGTTTTGGATTAATTCATATGATCGGTGGTTTATCAAGAACAGCAACCACTGCATTACGTCAACTACTTGACGCAGGAACTTTAAGTAATTTACCGGCCGGATTTAAGCAAAGAGGAATCCGTGTTAGAGATGAGGCACAAGCTATACAGCCTGGAGAATTCAGAGATGTAGATGCACCTGGAGGAAGTATCAAAGATGCATTTATGCCTTTACCATTTAAAGAACC